GTTTGGAGCATAACCCATATACCAATATACCTGTGATGGTTCTTCAATAGACATATCAAATGCGGGTAATACAACAGGTTTATACCTTCTTGTATCCCTCCAATCAGCAGAATAGTAGTATTCCTTAACAAAGTCCCTCATATCCACTTTACCACTCCTTAACTTTGAAATATCCATATGGTATATTTCAGATATACCATCACCATCTCTGCGTTTAATTGTATTCAGTGAAAAACCATTGTGTAATACCATATCAAAGGCTGCCTTCTTATATACATCACGTAGGGTCTCAGAACCATTTATGATATAACTTGTAGCGTCTTTACCATCAATAAGTAATTTCTTACCCCATACAGCATCCCTTTTTGAGTTAAGACAAGCTCTGTTGATACTTGAATAATTATACAACTCTACACTATGCCTCGGCCATAAATTATCACCACCCCAAAGTACAAAGTCCCTATTAGTCAATACCTCTTCAAAGGTCGGTAATTCAACCACTTGGAAGTCAAATCTTTTTAATTCATTTTTTATCTTATCACTCATATTACTTAAATATAAAATTATTTAATTTTAATTACACCATTTTAATTTATCCAACTAAGTTTCTATCACAAGATTGAGCTTCTAATGATTGGGTTAAGTCATGCGAACCACCAGAAACAATTAAACTTGGTTTAGATTTGCTACAACTATAAAAAGACGCTTCTCCAGGCCCAACATCATTTGATGTTGTTATTGTTTTTCTAGCGGGCTGCCCATTACAATCTATCCAAGAAAAAGTATAATTCGCATTTTTCTGTGCGTTAAATATTCTGTTATACCAAGTTTTACAAGGACAAGAACCCGCCTGATTTACCGATACTCCACCGCCAGGAACTCCACTAACTGACCTAGCACAAAAAGTACCACTTTGTCCTGCGGGTGCTGATTGGGTTATTCCTGCCTTTCCATTACAATCTACATATGTAATGGTTCTACCTTCACCTATATTGTTTTGCCAATTATAGGTATAACAAGGTGTTTCTGCTGATAAACTACTAAATGTTCCTGGTGCTGGTAATGCCATATTCTTTATCTATTATCCAAAGTTTAGTTGTGCCACTCCGTATAATAACCCGTCCATAGCAACAAATGTAAATATATCAACATCGTTGGCACCTGTTGATAAGGTTGGTGGTGTTGAGTTTGCGAACTTAAAAATACCTGAACTCCAAGTTGCCGCCCTATTACCCGAATTATCCTGCTCAACCTTGAAGATGTATGTTGTTCCGTCAGTAATGTTAGTAGCACTGAATACACAAGAACCAGTTAAAACAACTTTTTGGATATTACCATTATCCCAATCAATAGTATAGTTTGTTGCTGTACTACCATTATTATAGTTTCCGTATTGTGCTTGTCTAAACACTCTAAGGTTTTCAACATATGTTGTATTATCAGCAGTTGCGGTTCTACCACTACAACCAATCATTTGTACGTTTGATAAACTACCAATTATATTATTAGAACCACCTAAAATATTACTATTTATTGTGGTCGCTGATGTTCCAGATATTGTTGAATATGCTGAACCAATAATGGTTGAACCAGTAACAAATTGTCCTATGTTATTATTATTTCCACCTAAAATTGACGAATAATAACATCTTTCAGTATCATTACTAACACCAGTTATTATATTGTATTGTCCTCCAATAATTGAAGACTGAATACCGCCTGTTAAAAAGTTGTAATAACCACCCAACATACCATTATTTTCAGTACCACCAATTCCACCAGCATATCCGTTCATTTGGTTATTTCTACCACCAAGAACCGCATTATTAAAACCTGACGCTGTGGTATTCATAGATACAATTATACCAGTTTCATTAGTTGATGTATTTGAATAACCACCAACCATACTACAGTATCCGTAAGGAACATTATTATATCTACCAAATACAAATCCATTATGAGAGTTTCCAGTATTATCTTGTCCCACCACTAATGAATTACCAGCATAAGGGTCTGTATTGGTATTGTTATATCCAATAGCCATAGTACCACCATTATCACCTCTGGCAGCACCAGCAGATATATTATTTCCAATACCTATAATATGAGTGGCACCCGCTCCACCACCAGCGGTATTACCTGAACCCACAAAAGATGGAAATATTGAACCAGCGTCTGTATTATTGGCACCAAATAGATTGTAGTTTTTTATCTTATAGGTTGTTGTTTCCCCACTATTATTAAAAACCGCATATCCGCCTGTGGGGTTGCCAGAATATTCGGGTAGTTGACTAACTTTCGTATTTGCCATTTTAATTTATTTTTTTTTAATGTTCTATGTTTATATTGTCGCCATTTTCTGCTTGTATGAAGTCGGCGTCTTCGGCTTGTAGTTTATATCCAACAGGTTCTACACTTGGTGTAGGCGTTGGGGTTAATGTTGATGTTGGTGTTAATGTTGGGGTAATACTTGGAGTATTCGTTGGGGTTGTTGTTGGTGTAGTTGTATTTGTTGGCGTAATAGATGGGGTAATACTTGGAGTATTAGTAGGTGTAATACTTGGGGTATTTGTTGGTGTTGTAGATGGTGTGTTGGTAGGTGTAGATGTATTTGTAGGCGTTTGTGTATTCGTTGGTGTAGGCGTTGGGGTTGGTGTTATTACTGGTATAACATTAACACAACCACAACTTGGTATTACTGATGAAACAACTAAATCGTAAATAGCTCCAGTTCCTGTAAAACCTGAACTACTTGATGACCCACTTAATATTGTTCTGGAAAAATTATTTAGACCACCAGCGTCCATAAATGTTCCAGACACAACATAATCACATATCGCATTTGTTGGTGTTGTTAAACCACTATCGGTGTATAAACTTAATATAATTACTCCACCACCACCAACAAAACCAGTTGCCGATTGAAGGTATTGTGTTGTAAATACAGGACAAGTTGGGGTTGGTGTAGGTGTCGCAGTATTCGTTGGTGTAATACTTGGGGTATTAGTCGGGGTGATACTTGGAGTTGGCGTTAAGGTATTAGTTGGTGTTAAAGTAGGTGTAGGTGTGTTAGTCGGTGTAGTAGTGTTTGTAGGTGTTATAGTAGGGGTAGGCGTAATTGTATTGGTTGGAGTGATACTTGGTGTAGGCGTGTTAGTAGATGTTGTTGTAGGCGTAGGTGTTGTAGTATTCGTTGGTGTGATACTTGGTGTAGGAGTTAAGGTAGAAGTAGGTGTTATAGTAGGTGTTGATGTATTTGTAGGCGTTTGTGTATTCGTTGGTGTAGGCGTTGGGGTTGGTGTTATACTTGGTGTTGGCGTATTTGTTGGGGTTGGTGATGGTGATGGAATAGGGCATATTTCCCCTTCTGATATGAATATAAAGTTATGGTTGTCTTCATTATCACTAATATACTGATAATATGGTTCAACATCACAATCAATCATAACAACTGCTCTACCTTCGGCTAATTTATTATAGGCTAATGCTGGATTTATATTTGATGTACTTACCTGTTCGTAAACAGAATACCAATATTGTCCTTCATAATCAAAAGAAACTAATGGTGGAACAACAGATAAGTTTTGACTTGTGGTTTCAACGAATTGGAACTCATCATATCTATCGGTAAATGTTGATATGTTTTCAGGTATAAAACAAACACGTTCCTTTGAAAGGATATTTGTAAAACAAAATAAATAAGTTGGGTTAGACAATTCCTTATTCAAAGAAACTGATACAACCAATTTATTTAATTCTCTTTTTTTAATTAACAACATTTCCTTCGTGTATTCTTTTTAATTCGTTTATATAGTTATTCACATTTACCTCACCATTTCTAACCCTGAAATAATGTGTTTTAATGTGTGCTCCTGTTGGGTTTTCTTTATCATAATATATTACAACTATACCTAATAAATCAGTGTCTAAACTCCACTCTAATTTATGTATCTTGTAATATTCGTATTCAATATTATTTATTATACATTTTTTATGAACCAACATAATTTTCAGTTGAACCTGATGGTGATGGTATTGGAGCACACCAGTCAATTAAAGGTAATGATTTTACCCACTCATTTTGTGGATAAATTGAACCATCAATTTCTTCAGTTGATATAATCCAATCAGCATTACAATCCAATACTGGATTAAAATACCAATTCACTTGAACTAATTGTCCGTCTAAACTTTCTTTTTCTGTTATTGTTAATAATCCTACTTTCATATTTTTTAGTTCCTCCCAAGTGTTGTTTGGAAAGTTGTTATTATATTTGTTAATGCCACACTTTCTGTTTGATTTAATCCTTGACCAAAACTAACCCAGTTTGTTGTAAAGTTTCCGTAGTTTGCTGCTGTTCCACCATTATTTCTGGCACCAATATAACATTTTACATTTGTTTTAGATGATGATGCGTTAGTAAAGTTATTAAACACACCATCGTTGAATAATTGAACATTGGTTGTTCCCGTTCTTGTTATTACGGTAAATCCTTCTGGTGATGTTCCTGGATAAGGAAACTCTGTTCCACTATTTACTGAATTAGTATCAACACCAGAACCAAAATAACCAATATAAAATCTTGTTGTTGGTGATGCTGGATTACCACCAGCCCATAAACCATTTCCACTCCTTGATTTTACATAAATGGCTATGTGTCCGCTTGTATCTGTTAAATTAGTGTCGGGAACCCAGTATGTATCAGCAGCAGCATTTGTTCCATTAAAAATCAAACCATCACTGTTGGTGCTTATTCCACCTCCGTATGTTAATCTAAATGCCGCATCTGTATCAAGTGGGTTTTTACCATTAAACTTACAACTTGCTTGTGTTTCACCAATCATTGGATAAAATGTTGATAATTTATCCCATAAGTTATTACTCACCAAAGATGTAAATAATGTTCTTGTTGCCGCTGATATTGTTGGACTAAGTGTTCCACCCGCTGCGGCAACGGCTGATAAGAAGGTATTGGCTTCAGTTGTTCCCGATGGAATTGGACTTGAACTTGGTGTTGGTGTTGGTGTTCCCGTTTTAGTTGGGGTTATAGTAGGGGTAGTCGTATTTGTAGGTGTTATTGTATTAGTCGGTGTAATACTTGGTGTAGGTGTTAAAGTACTTGTTGGTGTAATACTTGGTGTTGGTGTTGGTGTTAAAGTTTTTGTTGGTGTAGGTGTTGGACTAACACTTGGTGTTGTATCATAAACTCCACCACCACCAACTACAAATATGGCTTTACCAATATAATCTTCACTATTATATGGTTTCATAGCGGCGAATAATTGTTGTCTTTTTTCTTCAGGTGTTAATTGTTCTTCTTCCTTTGAAGCGTTATTAACATAGGTCTTAAAGTTTTGTAAATGACCCCACTTTATCTTTTTATTTTGTCCCGCTGGATTTGGTCTAATACTCATATAATAGTTTTTGGCTTATTAAAATAAGGGGGGTTTTATCCCCCCTATATTTCAAATGTTTTTATTGTTTATGCGCTAATAGTTAAACCACTAACTACCGATGATAATGTACCATCCAAAGTAGTAATAGGGTCTTTACTAAAAAACGTTAGAGTGATAGAGTATTGGTTCGCATCACCAAAGGCAACGCCCGTAGCTGATGAACCAGCACTCAAATATCCTCCGTCAAAGTCAGCACCTAAATAAAATATAGTGCCGTTGTTGTCTTCAACAAATGCTTTTAATCCACGATTTTGAGCCATCAATTTTACTTGGTTTCTCTTGTCTTGGTCTATTTTGTGGAAGTTCAGCAACAATTCTTGCGAATAGTATAGAGTTCCATTTTCTAAACTTGAATTAAATGTTTCTGTTAAAGAACTAGTCTGTTTTTGGACTTCATAAGTGTATATCGTGCCACTACCTGTAATTCCTGTTATAGCTCCATCCGCAGCATATGTAATGCCTGAAATAGAACCAGCAACCAAGTATGCTTTTTTAATTCCACCTACGTTAGACGCACAACCTAAGTTGATTGATGCGGTCTGTAAACATGCTGAATAACTCATATTTTTAGTTCTTTATCTTTAATTTAAGTTTAGTCATTAAGCAACACCATTACCAGCCCAGTTTGATGGGAAAGGTATTTGTGCTCCAATTTTGAAATTACATCTAACTCTTACTTCATCGTCATTTCTATCGTAGAATATATCCAATCTTTCACTATCCGTCATCAAATCCGTTCCAACTACAAGTTGTGAAGATTTACCTACAACTACTTGGTTCTTACCTGATAATCCGGGAATTCCGACAACGCGGATATTTGTACCCGGGTGGAAAGTGATAAACTCAGTTCCTGCTTCTTCAGGTGAGTAGTGGAAATAGTTTGCTGTTCTTAAACCAACTACATATTTTCTGTAGTTCGCCATAGACATCATACATAACAAATCATCATCTTCTTGTACTTTATCAGGTAATGCCCCAATAACCTCATCAACAATAGTCAACATATTAGCTGCTGTGAAAGCAGTTGTTGGTGATGATACGAAGTTGATTTGTTCTGCCGGAAGTTGTGTTGTTCCAAACAAGTAGTAGAAACCTGTGAAACAATCTGTTCCACCTGAAGCTGATGTGCGAGCCGTCCACAATTTGTCTTCAACATACTTTTGGATTTGTTGTACTTTTAATTGTGCGATGGTTTCTTCAAATGGGACACTTTCGTTATAGCTGCCCGCATTTAAGAACTGACCTGCCCAATATTCGTTCAAATCTGCTGGACATAATGCCTCGTTCACTTTATAGCTACATACCGATATATCACGTTGTGTGAAAGTTGTAGACCCTGATGTAGACCATCCGCATGAACCATCTTGGACGTTCAAAGTTGAAGTCAATAAGTTAATAGCCTGAGTACCTTTAATACCTGATTGAACGTATCCCAATTCAGCTGTTTTAGCCTTTACAATGGCTTCAGCCAACAAAAGACCACCTGTTTCGTCAGTATAAGTTGATAAACCTGCAAGGTTAAATCCCATATCATAACGCTTTAAGTTGTTATTTTTCATAATTTAATTTATTTTTGTTTTTATTGTTTGTTTATTTTTTAGTTTTTAATTTACCAATAGCCTCTAACTTTGAAAACTTTTCAATAGCCTTATCTTCAAAGTATCCTTTGCGGTCAAACACTCTTTCAGCAGCAGGCTCAGCCTTGAACTTACTAAATTGTTCTTCCATTTTTTCTTGTTTGTCCTTCATATCTTTAATTTCAGCCATTAGACCTCTAATTACAGATGTGAACTCGTTTAACAAATCTTCACTAGTCATTTCAACTTCTGCTTCTGCTTCCAAAGAACCTTGTGGTGCTTCATCAGGTTTTGTAATACCCGTAATAACTCCATTAGCATCAACTACAACAACTATCCCACTATCTGTGGTGTGTTCCCCTTCAGGGGCGTTTACCTTATCACCAGCCTCAGTAATAACATAAAGTTGTTTACCTACTTCTAATGAACCATCAGTCATAACTTTTGTTCCGTCTACCAAAGTAGCCTCATCCATTACAACATTTTCTTCAACTTCTCCTTCAATAGAGCCGTCAATAATTTCGCTTACCATACCTTCTTTAACTTTTAGTTTCATACCATTTTCCATTTCATAATCACCATCTTCAACTGGTAATTGTCCCTGTGGTGTAATAACATAAATTGGCATTCCCAATTCCATACTCTCAACGTTCATTTCAACACCATCGGTAGTTTTATAGGTAGAAAAACTAAACTTTGTAAATCCAATAAGTTCAGCAATTTTTCTTTTAATTTCTTTTTTATTCATAATAAAAATTATTTATTTTTTTTTTGTTTATACCATTAAATATAATGTTCTTAATTAAATACCACACGCTCATTAAAATATCCTTCTATTGAATATCCTTTGTATTTACCCTCTTTAATTTCGTTCCATAAGGTAGGACTATTCACCTTCATAGTTATTACCCAAGTTCCTTCAGGGTAGTTTAATCCCAAGGCCGAACTCTTATCATTTGCGGGGTCAATAACCAACCAACTTTCACTTACAAAAGTATCAGGGGCTTCTATATCACTATGGTTTAGATTTGTACTATCGGTTAGTTTATTTTTCATAAACCTTTCACTTAATATTTTAGTTGTTTCTTTACTAAAATACACATAGTATATTTCATCAGTCATAGGGTTTCTACGTATAATCATCTTGTTTGGGATAATACTAGCACCGGTAATTTCCATCTTTTCCTCATCATAACTAAAACCATATCTAAATACATTTTCAGATGTTATACCTGTTGTAGTTTCATCTGTATATGGTGATATACCTGTTGTGTTAATATCCATACAACCACAACCTCCACCACCAATACCACTAATACTATCCATATCTTTCTTTGGGACACAATTTGGAACTATTTTACCATCAAGTTCTTTTGTTCCTATGGCTTCATAACCAGGCCAACAAGCGTCTTCCAAACCCATTTCATTTTTAACTTGTTCCAACTTTCTTTGCGCCCACTCAATTCCTTCATCATCACCCCAGCCAAGCCAAGCAACATAACCCCTGTCTTTCCAAGGCGTTCCTTCAAACTCAGGTGATATTTTTGAGTTCTGTTTATGACGGGCAAATGACGCCATACGGGATATTGTATCTATACTGATTGGTTCTTTATTACACAACTGGTTTGCTCTGGCTAATCCAACTTGGGTCATACCATCAACTTCGTCCCTACCATATTCTTCAATCCATCTAAGGACTTTACATGCCGCATCTGTTGCTGCCTGTGGGTAGTCATTGTAGCTTTGGAACTCGTGTGTTTTACAAGCCATATATCCGGTAGTATCACCTACCTGATGTTCGTGGAAGCCATCACAACCCAACAATTCAGCCATCTTTAATGCGTCTTCCTTTGTTGAAAATAATGGTTGTCCGTCAATAATGGATAAAATACCAAACTCATTTTTAATAAGTGGTTCTTCACTCATATTTCTTTTATTTGCTGTTGCCGTATTCAAGGTGCTTTCCTGTGGAATATCATTTACCTGAACGGGTCTTAAATTACCTGTAATAGCTCCAACAGGTCTATACAACACTTGAACGAACTTGTGTCGGCAGTTATACGAACCACGCCAAGTGAATATATCATAACAACCAAACTCCTTATTAGTACAATCGGCAGTCATTTCTTGTATGTCTTCAATTCTAAAAACCCTTTTGTAGGACAACATATCAGAACAGAATTGTCTGTTCTTATCATCTCTGGGGCCGATGTATTTGTATCTAACCCTTAATGAACCAATACTATCTTCACCTGACTTTTCATTTGGTGTTCCAATAATATTGTAAAACTTGTTAAACTTTAATTCATCTGAAAAACTATGAACGTCTTTAATACTAACAATTTCCCAACCCTGACTTTCTAAAGTCCCCGCTGGCTCACCTAATGTATTCATTAGTTTTGATAATTGTAATTGTTTATCTTCATCAAACAATTCACTAATGTATGTGTATTCAGTTTCTTTTGTATCTTCAACCATAGTGTCCTCACTAAAGGTTAAAAAATTACTTTCGTGTGCTGGTCTATCTACCAAACTTATAGCACCAACACCGGCTTCATCATCAGCGTCATTATCTATAAATAATTCTATAATTTTCATCTTTATTATATATGTTTTTTAATAAGTTATATCAAACTTCTTGTTTTTATTTGTCTATCCAACATAGCCTGATTAGTCATCTGTGAACCAACAACATAAGCCTGAACTGGTTTTTCATTAGTTCCCCTAATTGAATTGATAAGAGCCATTTGTCCTTTATCAACACCATTGGATACAATACCACCTGTGAAACTGGCACCACCACCCATTTGGTTTAATGAACTAAGTAGGGGTCTAAACATAGCGGTAGACCTTGCGTTCATAACACTTTCACCAGGACTTAACATAGCTGGTATATTATCACTTGTTGAACCACCTTGTCCGTATATCATACCACCCTGTGCTGCCTTAACAGATGATGATGGTAGTGTTGTCGGGGTTGATGCTATTTTATTCAATCTAATCAAACCCTGTGCGACTGCTATGGCTGCCGCTACACCCGCTCTAATGGGTGCGTCAGGTGTTAATATTAAAAGCTGTGATGCGTATGCTTTTTGTGCGGCATCATAAGTAGAAATACTTGTTGAAATTAAAGCCATAGCCTTGGCTAATTCTGTATTTTCACCTGCTAATTGTGATAATGTATCAAACGCTGAAATAGACAAATCCAAAGATGCTTGTTCGGCGTCCATCTTTTGTTTTTCAATATCTTTTAACTTATCTGCTTCTGACTTTTTAATATTTACAAGTTGTTCCGCATATCGTGCTCTAATCAAGTTTTTTTCTTCTTCGGACAATTCTAAATTAGCCAGTTCCAACTCCATCTTTTGGTTCAAGTAGTTTTCTAATTGTTCCAAATCCATTTGTTGTTTCATACTTTCTAATTGAATTAAAGCATCAATACGGGTTATTTCCTTTTGTATTTTTAACTTATTATCATCATCAATTTTCTTTTGGTCATCTTCACGTTTTTTCTCCTCAGCATCATCAAACTTTTTGTTGATGTCTGCTTTTGTTTGTCTGTATAATTCATCTGATGCGGCAAGTGCTTTTGCTCTTTCAGCCCCCGTGAACTTTAAGTTGTT